ATGGCATTTAGTAAAATAGCAGCTGAAAATTTAGGTGGCTCTACACTTCCAGCTTTAGCTGGTGGTAGTTTAACTGGTCTTGCTGGAATAGATGTAGCAGACCATTTTTATTTACACGTTTCTACAACTGCTGGAACTAATGGAGTTATAGGAGATACTTCTGATGCTGGTGGAGAATGGAGAATACACAAAAGTTTATATTCAAATGTTTGTTCGTGTACTACTGGAAGTGGTGGAGGAAAATTTACTTTTTCAAAAACTGGACATTATTTAATTATGGCTTCTTTACAATTTTATATGGACACAGCAGATAATGACTGGGCGTTTTTAATGGAATTTACAACTAATAATTGGAGTTCTGATAGTGATATTGGTTATTCAAGAGTATGTAATAATTCTGGTGATCCAAACAACTACATTCAAAATGCAAATAATTATTTGTTAGATGTTACTAATACAACAAACGACTCATTTAGATTTAAACTATCAAGTACATCAAGTGGTAATCAGGTTTATGGTGCTACTAGTGACGCACAATTATCAACAACTTGCCAAATAATTAGATTAGGAGATACATAAAATGTACGTTGGAGCTATACCCACAACTGGAGATTTTAAAAAATTAGATGCGATAACAGCTAGTGCTACTGC